GCTTGCTCAAGATTTGAACGCTTATCACTCTATTGATGCTGAAGCTGAACTTACTGCTCTATTGAGTGAGTACATCGGAATGGAAATTGACTTGGAAATTCTTGATATGCTTATTAGTAACGCTGTTACAATAGATTACTGGTCAGCATTACCTGGATATGAAATTAATAACGCTAAATCAGCATTCTACGATGCTGGTTCTCACACGGGTACAAAGAATGAATGGTATCAAACTCTTGGAAATAAGATTCAAAAAGTTTCCAATAGAATTCACCAATTAACACTTCGCGGTGGAGCTAACTTCATCGTTGTAAGTCCTGACGTTGCTACGATTATTGAAAGTATTCCTGGATACGCTGCTGATACTGACGGTAACCAACAATCATTCGCAATGGGTGTTCAAAAAGTTGGTATGTTGAACTCACGCTTCACGGTTTACAAGAACCCTTACTTAACTGAAAATATCGCTTTGGTAGGATTTAGAGGTAGTAATTTCTTGGAGACTGGTGCTGTGTATTCACCATATATTCCGCTTATTATGACGCCATTGATTTATGATCCGGACAATTTTACTCCTCGAAGAGGGGTTATGACAAGATATGCCAAGAAGATAGTTCGCCCAGAATTTTACGCGAAGATCTATGTAGGACATATTTTTTCTGTTTAATTTAAACTCTTAGATTAGAATTGAGAATAAAAAATTAACTATTGACTATTAACTCTAAAGAAAATACCCGACTACTCAAAAGGTAGTCGGGTTTTTTTATTCCAAAATATGAAACTTTCCATAAAATTTTGGAACTTTTATAGTTATATGTAGTATAATAATAAAGGAGAATTTTATGGTTGTTTATGAGATAACAAATACAATAAATGGAAAGAAATATATCGGTAAAGATAAAAACAATGATCCAGGTTATTTGGGTTCTGGTAAAGCTCTTTTACGGGCGATGAAAAAATATGGTCGTAAAAATTTTAAAAAAACCATTATTGAAGAATGTAAAAATGAACAACATTTAGATGAACGAGAAATATATTGGATTGATTATTTTAATGCGGTTAATTCGCGAAATTATTATAATATGGTAACTGGTGGTACTGGTGGAGATTATTCTAATTGTTGGACAAAAGAATCATTAGAAAAAATGTCTTTTAAAGGAAAGGATAATTATATGTTTAATAGAAAACATAGTGATGAAGAAATTAAAAAAATGAAACAACGAGCAATAGGTCGTTATACATTAGATTGGTTTATTGAACGAAATGGTAAAGAAGAAGGCGAAAAATTTTGGAATGAAAGAAATAAGAAACTTTCTGAAGATCGTATGGGTGAAAAAAATCCATTTTACGGAAAGTCATTACCTTATGAGGAGCATCCCAGATACACTCATATTGATAAAGACGAGTTATTAAAATTAATAAAACAAGATTTTGATGGAGTACAAATTGCTAAATATTTCAATACAACGGCAACAACAATATATGCTAAAATCAAATACTATTGGGGATGTAAGATAGGGGATTTAAAATAATGGAGTTAGATGTTTTTGAATATGTTAGAGGACATTTAGCGGGTGAAACACAAAACGGAAATTTTGTTTATGCTGACACATATGAGCCGTGTAAGGATAATCGCCCTTGTATAAAATGTAACAAATTTCCTACATTTAAGGGATATGACGCATGTTTAGGAACTTTGGATGGCGTAAAATTTGCGTGTTGTGGTCACGGCAGAATAGATAATGCGTATATTATGTTTAATGATGGTAAATTGCTCGAAGGTCAAAAAGCTATAAGTTATTTTAAAGTTGTTGCTTCGAAAAAATCAAATACACAATTTACACGTCTGCTTTATCATGCGAAATTAGTTAAATAAAGGAGTTATAATGAGGAAAAAATGTAAAATATGTGGCGAAGAAATTAATTTATTCGTATTTGGGAAACCAGATGATATTTGTTTTGGTTGTCTTACTAATGAAGAAAAGGATATTCTTGCAAAGAAAAACCTTGAGTTGGCTAATAATATGGAATGGTCGTCTTACTGATATAATAATGGTTTAAATGGAACTTTTTAATTTTTCAGTAGTATAATATTTATAAGTATATTAGAATGTAAGGTAAGCTGTGGAATTCAACGTAAAAGGAGAAAAGCCATGAGAGTGTGAGAGAAAGACTCACGTAAACTCGGCCTTATCGGTCGAGTTTTTTTAATTAACAGAAACAAAGAGTAATTGAGGTAGAAGTATGGAAACTGGAACAGTAAAATGGTTCAACAGTTCCAAAGGATTCGGATTTATCTCTCGTGAAGTTGGCGAGGATGTGTTTGTTCATTACAATAATATTGTTGGTGATGGATACAGATCATTAGATGAAGGTAATAAAGTTGAATTTGATGTTGAAAAAGGTGCAAAAGGTTTACAAGCGACGAATGTTAAAGTAATAACATAAGTTAGTTTGTTCTTTTTTGTTAAACCCGGTCAGTGATGATCGGGTTTTTTATTTTATAAAGGGGTTATTTGATTTTTTAAGATAGTCAAGATTTTGTTCTATTTGTTCACATTTTTCTAAAAACGATTCGGCTTCATCTGATGATAGTGAAAACCATTCCCCGTTTATATTTTTATGTTTATAGTTATTATGTAGGGTTGATTCTAATTTGTGATTATGTTTAGTCGCCCAAGTGGCGACAATTTCAAGATTGGGATTACCTATTTTTAATTCTTTTAGTCTTTGTTTTGGATTTTTTGAGAAACCTATTTTATACAATATAGTTTCGTCCACTTCACTTTTTATCAAATAGATATAAGACATATAACATTCCTTCCTTTTAAATAAATATATAAAGTTAGAAATTTTTGTATTAAGCCCGAATCAGCTATTGGTTCGGGTTTTTTTATTTCCAATTTTCCTATTTCTTTATATTTATATGTGATAAGGTACATTTATTATAGGAGAAGGGATATGGCAGTATTTGAACAAGCACCTGTATGGGAAGATACTCCTGGAGCAGTTTCAGGAAGTACACCATTTGGTCTATATGATAACGATTCACAATTTGTGAAAGACGCACCAAACTTTGCTAAGTGGTGTGCTCGCAGATTTGGTTATCCTGTGGTAGAAATCGAGTTAGTTGATTATGATTTTTACGCATGTTTTGAGGAAGCTGTGAGTGATTTTGCAAATCAGGTAAATCAGTTCAATATACGAGAGAATAGATTGGCTGCTCAGGGATTAGATTCAAATATAAATCTTACACAAAAGACAATACAAGGCACTGGATTAAATCAAGTCATTCGATTAGCGAAAGAATATGGAGCAGAAGCGGGAGCGGGTGGAAATGTAACTTGGAGACGTGGAAGTGTTGAGGTAACGCAAGCGGCTGGTCAAAAATATGATTTAAATCAATGGGCTGCCGACAATGTAAGTGGTAGTATAATTGAAATTAAAAAGATATATCATGAAGGTCGTCCAGCCATTTCTCGTTATTACGATCCATTTGTAGAGAGTGGTTTAGCGAGAAACAATCTTATGGACGAATTTGGTTGGGGTGGTTGGCAACCGGCGATTGAGTATGTATTATTTCCTATTTATGAAGATTTATTGAGAGTACAATCAGTTGAATTGAATGATCAGATAAGAAGGTCTGCATACACATTTGAAATAATCAACAATCAACTTACTATTTTTCCAAGACCAACATCAACATTTAATCTTTGGTTTGAGTATATTTTAGTATCGGATAGAGATAAGGCTGCTCTTATGGTGCCAAGTGGTTCGACATATGAAGAATATTCACAATCAACTGGGTCACAAACACAAGGCGACTTTTCTAATATTGGTTATCAAGATATATCATATAGTAGTATAAATCAACCTGGTTTACATTGGATAAGAAAATATGGACTTGCTTGTGCTAAAGAAACACTTGGAAATGTACGTGGTAAGTATCAACAAATACCTATTCCAAATGCTGAAGTAAATTTGGATGGCGACATACTTAGAACTGAAGCGTCTACTGAAAAAGATCGATTAATAATTGAATTACGAGAAACATTAGAAGCTGCGAGTATGCAACAACAGTGGGAGAAGAAAACCGCACAAGAACAAGCAATGATTAGTAGTCTTAAAAACGTTCCGCCTGTGTTCGGTATATACGTTGCATAAATTAAAGGGAGATTAGAATGCTACAACCATTATTTAATCGAAGAAGGGATATTAAATACTTCAATTCGTTGAATAACGAATTGCTTAATAGGATTATACAAACTCCCGTTATAATATATAAAATTAGTACAGAAACAGAAGACAATATATACGGAGAATCAACAGCGAAAACATATACTAAAGGTATACAAATTGGTTGTTTAATTTCCCGTGAAGATCAAGTAACCGATTCAAGTGAAGGATTCGGGCCTGTTGTTAATCAAACGATAACATTAGCCTTTCATAGAGAAATGATTGCGGACAGGGGATTTTATCCAGAGGTGGGCGACATAGCAGAATTTAATGAGGCATACTATGAAATCAATACGGTAGTCGAAAATCAACTAATAGGTGGGCAAACATACAAGAATTTTTCTATTGTTGCTACTGCTGTAATGACTCAACGTGACAAATTACAAATTGAAAATGTAAGAGTGGGTGGTGAGAATGAAAGAATATAGTGGAGAAGAAATTAAATGACTATAAGTACAATACCTAAACGACAAAAACCGCTGCCAAGGTCACGAAGAGAAAATTTTGACGGAACACTGCGATTTTCGGGGAAACCAGCTCGGGAAAAACGTGAAGAACAAATAAAACGTAGCGATGATACATTTAAAAATATGTCTATTACGCTTCAAGATATTGATGAAGCGATACTTTTTTATTTCAACAATGTAATAAAGCCAACAGTTACAGAAAACGAACAAATTATTAATGTACCAGTGAAGTATGGTGATCCTGAATTATGGAAGTCGTCACAAAAAGATGGATATATAAGAGATAGAAAAGGTAAAATAATTTCGCCAGTTATTATGTTTAGAAGAACAAATATATCTCGCGATCCTAGTATGCCTGTTGATAAGATTGATAGAAACATAGTATATCAATTTCCTAGAAAATATTCAAATGAACACAATAAATATGATCGATTTTCTTTAAAAAATAATATGAAGCCAACATATGAAATATATAGTGTTGTTGTTCCTGATTATATAATAGTTACATATGAATGTGTAATTTGGACTTCATTTATAACTCAAATGAACAATATAGTTGAGCAAGTACAATATGCTGAAGGCGATTATTGGGGCGATGATAAAAAATTTAAGTTTAAGGCGAAAATAGATAGTATTGATATGATTGTTGAGTTGGATAAAGGTAGAGTGGTGCGAAGTAATTTTACGTTAGAGATACGAGCGTTTTTAATGCCAGAGGTGGTGGCTAACTTATTAACGACACAAAAAGAATATACAAAACAACAAATTATATTAGAAAATGAAACTGAAGTAGATGTATTAAGTGTTGTACAACCAGATCCATTTTGTGAAAAGATTATTATTTCAACAAGAAAACAACCAGCTATAAGTGGAAATCAAACAATAATGGATTATGTGAAAGCTGAAATTGCGAAATTTCAAGGTCAAGTAAATTATTTAGATAAATTAGCAGTATATTCAACTTTTACGACTGTTAGTGCGTCGGTGGTTAGTTCAAGTGCGGGAAATTCAATAGTAACTTATCCAAATGTTTATACTGCGTCAGTTCCAAGTAGTATGCCGGCGGGATCAACATTATCTGCGACAGATGAAGATGATTTTCTAGTATTTGTAAATGGTCAATATATGGAACATGATGCGTTTACAATACAACAAAGTGGAAGTAATTTTGTTGTAACAGCTAACACCGGTAGCTTAGGATATGCGTTAGCATCTGAAGATGAGATTGTAACCTGGGGAAAATTTAACTAATGATTAAGTTAAAAGACATATTAAAGGAAATAACTCATGCGGTTGGTGTAGAAGAAGGTTCATTTGCTTGGGCATACGCACCAAATATTGAAATTGATAAAAAATGGGAACAATGGCGTATTGATTCTATGGAAGACTATAATTTGCAAGGTTGGATTAAATTGAGAGATTTGATAACAATCGAGGAAAACGATATAGATAGAGATAATAAAGGATTATTTATGGCTGGTACTCCTGGAAAAGAGCCAGAATATGGATTAGAAATATACAAATCAATGGATTATATTTACCAACAAGATTATTGGATACATAATAAGAAAAGGGCATTTGAAAAGTAATGGCAAAAATCTATCCAAAACAGCTAAGAGTAAGTGGAAGCGATTTACCGGCTGGTATTCCAACAGCCGGTGGATATAACATTGGAGCGTTAAATCCAACAATGTCTATTGCTGATGCCTTAAATGTGGTCGCAATACAAGGTAGTGGTACGATTGGAACGCCAGACGATGGAACTTACACTGATGGATATTTTAGTACGTGGACACAAGACACGAGAATACCAAACGCATTTGACGATGTAAATGAGCTTTTATTCAAGATTGCTCCCGCTAATGCCGGTGTACTTACAAGTCAAGATTTGACTTTAGTTTCTCCAACGATATTTTCTGGATACTTGTCTGCCGGATTGAGTAGTGGATCTTGGTATTCATTCGCATCACCGGGAGACAATCTTACAACTTTATCAAACGATAATTCGGCGAATGCGGTAAAATTTACTTCACCAAGTCAATCGGCACTATTTACTGGTGGTCGTTCCGCGAGTTTTGTCGAGTTAGTTGGTGGAGTAACGGCATCCCTGGCGATTGGAAGTCAAAGTTTCGCGTCGATAGGACAACGGGCATTATCAAGTGGACAAGGAATAACGAGTGGAATAAACATAACTGATATAGCGACATACAATAACATTTGGTTGAAAGTGAACGCATCTATTTCAGGGACATTTACACAAACTGGGTCGTATAGATACAAGTTATCAGCAGATAATAGTGTTGGTGAAACTGATGAATATACTTTGCATTATGTAGGAACGGCGGCTGATCATTTTCCTGATCAATCATTTTTGTTGAATCCTTACACATCGTCATTGACTCCAACCTGGAAATATATGAGTGGACTTCAATATTATGGACGGACAACACAATTGGATATAAATTATATAGGTCAAGATTTGTATAATCCTATTTATAGTAATGGAGATGAATCATTGATACAAAGTTCATATTTTTCTAACACAACAGTGTCAACTTCATCATTGACTGTGCCTTCTCAATCGTGGGATTTAACGGTGACACAATCAATAACTTTGAGTAACAATGTATCATCGACATATACTAATTTGGGAACATTTAATGTAAGATTAAGAAAAGATGGAAAGAGTGATGTAACAAGTGCCAATGTAAATATTGGTGTTCGTCCAATAAATACATATTTGACTCGGAGTACAATATTATTAGAATATTTTGACGACGAAGATAAAAGATGGCATGCTATTGATTCTGGTTCGTGGAATAATCAACAAACACTTTTGAATGGTCGTCTACAGGTGAATAATGGTCGTTTGATAAATGCCGGGTTTGGTGGTTATCCAGCGCCTTCATTTCCTGCTGCATCTCCACAATATTATTATCGCCCATTTACGGCGACAAATGCAAATGAAAATGGCACGATAACGATAGTGAGAAATGGGTTTGCTGTGTTATCAGATATAGTAGGTGTATGGAGTGGTAGTGCTATTTTACAAATGGCGTTTGTTATCGCCAGTGAGAGTGGATCGAGTGTTTATGATTTAGGTCGTGAAGTAGGCGACAATAGTGGAAGTATTTATGGAATACGAAATGGGTCAATAAGTGGTAATACAATAACTTGGGGATTGCCATCTGGAAAACAAACAACGAATAGTGATCCATTAGTTTTAATGGTAAGATTTATTAACATAACAGCAAATGATTATTTAACTCAACTTACAATGACATTTGAAAATGGATAATGGAGATAGTTAGTGGCTATTAATAAAACTGATAAGTCATTTAAGACTTTAATCAATAAAAGATTTACTACTCCTGATAGATATTTCTTTCAAGAAATCGGTAAGGATACGATCAACACACATATGCGTGAAGTGTGGATGAATACTATTCCTGAAGATTCGGCGTCTGCCATTTCATCTGGATATGCTCGTTATCATAAACAATATATACTTACTCCTGATCCAACATTTATCACACAAGCATTTTATTTCATTTCTGGAAGTGGATTTACGCCAGGAACGAGTACGATAAATAGTGGTTGGTTAATAAATGAAGCATCACAGAGTTATTTTATAAACAACTTTATCGGCGACAAATATGGTTCGTCTTATGAAGTAAAACTTTACGATTATAATAACAACCAAATCTTTAAGACTGACACTATAAATTGGATATTCGATTATGCGACCGGTGTATTACATATTGCTGACCCTGGTGCTTATGTAACTCCATATAAAGTAACAGTATTCAAGTATAGTGGATTAACACTTGCTGATCCTGGAGCCGTTAGTGGTTCAACCGGATTTTGGACTGGTTCATTTGTAGATGGGCATATTGAACGACAAAGTGATGTTATAATATCCGGTTCTCTTACGGTAACAAAATCTCTTGATGTTACTGGCGACGTTGATATTAATGGTGGA